CTTATCCGCATTTTTAATGAAGGCATCTAAGAGAACCGACCACCCTGACTTAACAGAGTTAAGTATCAAGGGAACATTGCTCTATGGCGATGAGGGTATGGGAATTGCTCGCAAAGATATGCCTCAAATTCCTGGTAAAGAACGCGCTCGCTTTTTGGCAGAGATTGAAGCCGAACAAGGCGTTACCGCCGAAAAAGAAAAAATTGACCCAACAACCCTAAAGCCAGTTCAGAAAGAAATTTCCGCTTCTCGTTCAGGTGCCATTTACAATAAATTTCAAGAAGATGGCAAGATTCCAAAAGATGAAAGAATTCTCATTTCTAAAGATGGTTATGTTATTGATGGACACCATACTTGGGGCGCTGCTGTTGCTTTTTCTTTTGATAATCCTGGAACTGAGTTGCCTGTTTATCGTCTGTCAATAAATGCAAAAGAAGCATTAGATATTTCGTTAAAGTGGGCTGCGGATAATGGTTTTGAAGGTCAAGCAATTGACGCACCTGCTAAAAAATCATTTATTTGGGAACCTCTTGAAAAGCACGGCTCGCACGACCAAAAGACGCACGGTGCGTGGGCTAACAATATGGTTGCAGATAAAGAACCTGAGCAGGGGCAATCAAAAGAAGCAATTGCACTTGCTCGCGCAGTTCGTGAGAAAGCAGTTGCAGCAGAACCAGTAATTACAAAATTAGTTGAAGGCATTGCACAACAGTCAGGCGCAAAACTTGAAGGTCTTTCACAAAGAGTTAAATCTACAGATTCTCTTGCTCGAAAGATTGACTTAGACGCCGAGCAGGGATACCAAGGTGATAGAAAGAAAGCATCAGAAGAAATCTCTGACGCCAACCGTTACACACTTTCAGTTAAAGATGCCGATTACGCAGGTACATTGCAATCTGCCGTTACAGCATTTGAAGCAACTGGATGGAAAGTTAGAGTTAAGAATTTTTGGCAATCAGGCGACCCTTATGATGGTGTAAACATAAAGGCAGAGCGCGATGGTATTAAAGTTGAACTACAGATTCATACTCCGAAGTCATTCCAAGTTAAGGAAAAGGCTCTTCACGATATTTATGAGATTTACAGAAAATCCACAGATGATGGCGAGCGCCGTAGTTCTTGGGACAGAATGGTAAAGATAGCGACCCGAGTTCCTCGCCCATCTAACTATGCAACTATTCTTGGCGTCGGTACTTTGATTATGCAACAGTTCGAGACGGCTCAACAGGCTGGCTTGATAAAATCAACTGGGGTTGGTAAACTATCCCCTGAGAGGAGGGCATAACAAATTGCGATATTTTGTAAACTTTTACCGTAATGAGCCACATACTCTGTGGCGCTTCAATGTCGAATCTAACCGAATCCTTGAAGAGCGCTGGGATGCGCCTAACTGGACCCCGAGTACCTATATTGCACAGTATTTAGTAGATGGCGAAGCCAACCTCGAAGAGATTACTTTCGAGTTGGCTCAAAAGGCTTTCCCAATTGCCTTCAATGATGTTGCTAAATCAATCGGCTCTTATGAAGTATCTAAGGCTGAAGGCGAAAAGAAATACACACTTGGCGCTATGTATATTCCTGACCGTCTCGATGCACACAATGAGTGGACAGATGCCGAGGAGTTGCAAAGAGCAGTTTGGGATTATGTCCGAAGCAATGACCGTCGTATTCGATTACAACATAATCGCGACATTGTTGCAGGTGAGTGGGTTGAAGTTATGGCATTTCCATACGAACTAACAGTTCCAATTACAACCCCAAGCGGAATTATGGTCAATCATACTTATCCAGCAAACACAGTATTTCTTGGTGTTATTTGGGAGGATTGGGCGTGGGAAAAGATTCAACGTGGGGAAATCCTTGGCTATTCAATTGGTGGACGAGCAGAGCGCCTATATGTAGATATGGAAAAAAACGACCCGACTGCTACAGATGTTCACGTTGATACAATTATGAATCCTAAGAAAAAAAAGCCAAAGGAAACTAAATGAAAGACAAAAAGATTCTCAAAGAACTCCGCAATGGTCCTATGAAAAATATGAAAGACGACGAGTACGCAATGATTGAGGAACAGGTCAATCAAAAGGGAATCGCAGGTCTTAAGGGTTACGCTAAATCAATGATTGAAAAGGCTATGCGAGATATGGCTTATGCAATGAAAAAGGCTTCAGGATTAACGGTTGGCGATATGGTTTCTTGGCAAGCATCAGGTGGAACAGCACAAGGCAAGATTGAACATATTATGCGCGATGGAGTTCTTGGAATTCCAAAATCATCATTTAGCATTAAGGCTGAAAAAGATGACCCAGCAGTTCTTATTCGTATCTATAAAGATGGCGAAGAAACAGAAACTCTTGTAGGGCATAAGGCTTCAGCACTAAAAAAAGCCTGAGCCTAGACAAGCATCTAGGCGCCACGCACGACCAAAAGACGCACGGTGGAAAATACAACATTGATGATTCCGAAGGTGAAGATAATTCTGAACCAAAAAACTATAAGGGCAAGAAACCTAAGATTAGTTATGACGAGAATGACACCGAAGGCGAATTTGATGGTAATGCCGATGACCCTCGGTGGATGGATGATATGGACATCCTTCGCCCACCTGCTCGAAATAAACGATGAAAACAATTATTGATAGCACAATTGAGATTTTGAGTTCAATGAATCTCAAGGCAAATAAAGTTACTACGCCCCCTGGCTATGCAGGAATTCAAATTGATTTACCTAATGACTCCCAAGCCTTTTTTGTGTGGAGCAAAATGGATGATGATGACTTCCATTTTAGAACAGCGCGTTTTTGGGCAAACGACAATCCCTTTTCAATGTGGATTTGCCCAAACTTGCCCGAGGCTCTAGCCCAAACGAGGGTTTTAATAAACTAAAAAAGGGTCAAATTAGGCTTATGGTATTCTTCGTATGTTTAGACCCGAGTTAATTTTTTAGCGCGTTGCTAAAAGGTTATCTCTATTTCGTTAGGAGTCACATTGGCTGGTCGTACTCGCAAAATGGTGAATTTAGCCATTGAGGAAACTAGCGGGGTAGACCATCCCGCTCATCTACACGAAGGTTGGCTTGTAATGAAGTCCGCCGAAGAATCTGAAGTTCAGAGGGTTTTAGACGAATCGCTCACCGAGGAGGACTCCACAATGGAGGATACATCTACCACGGCTACTGAAGAGCAGGTTGTAAATCCTACTGAGGAACTAACCATCGCTAAGGCTCGCATCTCTGAACTTGAAGAGGCATTAGCCAAGGCTTCTGCGGACGCTGAAATGTCCGAAGAAGAAAAGAAAAAGAAGAAGATGGAAGAAGAATCCTCTGAGGAGATGGACTATATGAAGTCCGCGCCTGAGTCAGTCGTCAAAATGATTGAAAACTTCCGCAAGCAAGCAGAAGAAGCAACCGCCGAACTACAAAAGGAACGCGATGCTCACGCTGATGCAGAAGCAGTTGAAAAAGCAAAGGGTTGGGCAAACCTCAATCTCGATGCAGAAAAAGTTGGACCAGCACTTCGCCGTCTATCAAGTGTAGATGCAGACCTAGCAAAGTCAGTTGAAGAACTACTTGCATCTGTCAATGCACAGGCTGAATCAGCCTCTATTTTTGCAGAAATCGGCAAATCTGCGGACTTCAAATCAGGCAATGCTTACGAGCGTATGACTACGCTTGCTAAGTCAGCCGTTGAAGAGGGTGTAGCAAAGTCATTCGAGCAAGCGCTCGCTGATGTTGCTACAAAGAACCCTGACCTTTACAGCCAATACCTATCCGAGAAAGGTGCCTAAACTATGGCATACGAAATCTCCAATTACTCGGTAAAGGTCACACTTGTTGCAGGTGCCGACCTTTCCAGTAAGCAGTACACATTCGTCAAGTTGAATTCATCAGGTGAGGCTATTGCAGCAGCAGCAGCAACCGATATTCCAATTGGCGTACTACAGAACGCTCCAACTTCAGGACAGGAAGCAGAAGTGCTTGTTGTCGGAGGTACAAAGATTGTTGCTGGTGCAGCAATCGCAGAAGGCGCACAAGTTGGTACATCTTCAGCAGGTAAAGCAGTTGCTTTAGTTGCTGGTACAGATACAACCAAGTATGTTGTTGGCACACTCCTAACCGAATCTGCTGCCGATGCAAACATCGTCACAGCCGTAATCAACTGTGCGACTCCGC